TAATTGTTTAACTACTGTGAATGATAAATGTCCAGTATGTGAACACAATTCTACATTATGGAATTCTGGCATTGAAGCAAACAAAGAGATTGCTCGTAAACAGAAGCGTAAGTTGACATACATCGCCAATATCTTGGTTGTATCAGACCCAAGCAACCCACAAAACGAAGGTCAAATCAAGTTATTCAAATTTGGCAAAAAGATTTTCGATAAAATTTCAGAAGCGATGAATCCTGAGTTCGCAGATGAAACACCAGTTAACCCATTTGATATGTGGGAAGGCGCTAACTTCAAGTTGAAGATTCGTAATGTTGAAGGATATCGCAACTATGACAAGTCAGAATTTGCCGACAAGTCAGCGTTGTTTGATGGTGATGATGTTAAACTTGAAGAATTGTGGAAGAATGAGTTTTCGTTGAAAGACTTTACTGACCCTAAACAATTTAAGCCATATGAACAGTTAAAGGCTCGTTTGGATAAAGTTTTAGGTTTTGATGGTGGTCCAGTGAATTTGAAAACAAAGGCAGAAACTGCTGAGTTAAACAATTTCAAAGATGATGATTTATCGGTGATTGATACAAAGATTGCTGAAAGTGACGAAGATATGGATTACTTCAAATCTCTCGCTGAGAGTTAAACTAAACTCCTTTCCTGAGAATAGTTTACCCCGCTTCGGCGGGGTTTTTTATTAATACATTCTGGTTAACAACAATCTACCGAGTTCTGTATCCATAACATCAGCTGAAGATAACTGACCAGAAGAACCACCACCATTATTATTAGTTATGTTGTTGGTATTGAGAACAACGGATTCACCATCAACTAAAGATTTAGCCATTTCATTATTGAAACTAGATTGGTTTATCATATTACCGGCAAGTTTAGTTGGAGTTTCTTGTGTTGGAGTTCCTTTTCCGTAACTCTGTAATGCCTGTTCAGCGTAAGCAATTCTGGTATTTTCAACAACGGCAGGTCTCTCATAATATTTACCAAAGTTAAATGCAGCTTCAGCGGCACTACTTGACTTCATAAGTTTTTGGCCAGCTTTAGATTCCGTAGTCTGTAATTCGTGCAGAATGTAATCCATCTGTGTGTGAATATCACCAATTTCTTTACCATTAGCGGCTGCAAAAGCTTTTAGTCCTTCAAGTCGTTCATTTCTCCATTGGGCTATTCCGTAGGCTTTCTCACTTTCATTCCAAGCATTAGATTTCAAACCAGATTCTTGCATTAAATTACCTACAACTCCAGCAGATTGTTCCGGTGTTAATCCTCTTTCGGTAAAATATCTTACAGCTGCAGCTTGAGATATAGATTCTCCCTCACTGGCAAATTTACTCATTCTTGTTGGTGAAGTGTCTTTCAAACCATATTGTTGATAAACTTGATTCTTTCTATTTTCTTCCAAATATTTTTCTTGGCCAGTGTTTGTATCTTTAGAATATAATAATCCACCTATACCTATTGCACTACGTAATAATCCTATACCACGGCCAACACCTCCAGGTTTGGCTCCAGGTTTTCCTTTATTACCTTTTCTGTCAGTACCATCAACATCAGGCAATCCACCACCTAATGCTTGTAAACCTCTCATAATTCTAAATTCCATAATCAAATCTGCTATACTGCCGATTAGTCCAGTAACCTTATCGATAACGAAGGTAATTGCTGCCCAAGCACCTTTAATTAAAGTTGTTAAACCAGCAAATGCCGTTTTCATCAAATCTAAAAATGAGAAACCTTTTTCTGTGCTCTTTTCTTTCTGTGAAACAGCTGTCGGTGTTTTTTTACCAAATTGACGTTCATAAGCATCTTCACGTTCTTTGGCACGACTAAAGAACATATCAGCTCTCATTGATGGTGTTCCACCTTGCAACTTCACCAACTTAATAATATTCATACGCATCAAATTCATATCTCTGGCCATAGAAGGCAACACAACAGAATTCTTTGCTGATATACGTGAGTTGATGTTGATTTCTTCCAAAACGGAAGAATTCAAATTCTGTGACAATTCGGAAACAGATTGAACACCGGAAGCACCAGTTTTTCGTGTGGCTGAATAACCTTTGCCAAATATTTTTTGACCAATGACAGAACCGAGACCAGAACCACCAAATAAAACATTTCTGATATCTAATTTTTCAAGTGACCTTTTTCCTAATGCGGAAAACGTACCACCAACAATACCCTTTGATTTGTATTCATTTTGAAGTATTGTAGCTAATCTTGAAGCCATCTATTAACCTTTTTTCATCTGTTTTAATTTTTCATTTTCCTGTTCGAGATGTTGTATAAGCATATTCACGTAAACATCTCGTTCCCAAGGTAACATATTTTCCAATTCTGTCAAACTATATTTGTGATGTTGCATTAGTGCAAAATTAGTTTGATAATAGTTACCTAAATTTTCATGACCAAGTATTATACGAAAAAATTTTGGATTCCTTCTACCAAAATGTTTTCTTCATATCCACATTTGTTGCACTTAAAATGAACATCTTTTTTCATTTTAGGCATACTATCAAAGAATGATTGAAATTTTTCCAAATCTTTTGTCTGTAAAGTTTCAATAAACTCTACAAGTTCTTCTTTAGTTGAATCTTTTGCATAATAAATCTGTTCATCATCATAAATGTAATCAATACAATCTGATATTAAATTGATTGTAGAAAATACCTCATCTTCTTCAGAATAATGTTTGAGAGCTTCAAAACTTGGATATTTCATAACAACACCCATTTTGTCGGTAATTTCAATTTTACTTGAATGTCCCGCAACACTTTCAGGATGAATCTCCAAAACATTAACACTTAAATCCACAACATTATTGCAATTAGATTTCTCACCGTCTTTCTCAATTTCATTATTGCAACGGTATTTGATATCAACAACTTCACCAATTGACCTTGCTCTTAAATTCAAAAATAAATGTTCAATATCAAATATTGGAAGTTTATTAATGTCAATATCGTCCAAAAGACAATTACTAATGACTTGTTTTGTTGTTTCTATAATTGATTCAACATCATCACTTTCGGATGCCATAAGAAACAACTTTTCTTCTTTGACCGTAAACGGTCTAAATCTCACTTTTTTACCGACAGATAATAAATCCACCGAAAAAATAGGTACATCAATTTTTGGTAATGCCATAATAACTCCAGTTAATTAAAATATTCTATTCACAAATCTTTCCACTGCACTGTTTATCGGTGCGACCAACTTCTGACCTGCTGAATTACCTAACAACTCAGCGGCAGCTGCAACCACATCATACTTACCATCATAGATAGGTACGTATTTCTGGTATGCGAATTGTATACTTAAACGATGAAAGTTATCTTCACCCCAACTTAAAGGTTGTGAAGCTATACTGATTGGAAACGCATCAATCAATTCAACCGCATAAATTTGTTTAATGAAATCGTCATATTGAACAACCTTAATGTTGGTCATATAACGAGTATTTCTTCCCTTTGCGAATCTTAAATTATTAGTATCACTAGGCATGATAGCCTCAATCCAACGGTCAAATAGTTTTCTCTCATAGAATTCGTTGGTACAAATAAAGTTTAGAGTGATATCATTATATTGTGTTTGGTATGGAACTTTGAATGTTGGTCCATAAATTTTAACATCAGCTGTCTGTAATGTTCTACCTGGCAATTCAGTAGATTCACAGTGTAGTGAAAGATATCTTGACAGTGATGCATTAGATGTTTTTGATTGTTCGTCTTGCGTACCAAAAGTAAATATGTCGGTAACGTCAGCAACAATGGTGTTTGGCAAATTCAAAATTCTTTCAAAGATTGATTGACCAATAAATGTATTGATGTATGGCGGAATAGGTAATATGACTTTGAAACGACTTGGTTTCGCTAAGCCTTCTTTAGCTTTAACGTTTGATAGAAATGCGTTTGGTAGAAATGCCATTAGTATTTTTTCCTAGATTCTGCCCATACTTTGCTGGATGAAGCACCAACAAAACTTTCAACGGGTAACATGGCAGCAATGTCCCATTCGTCAGCAGATATCTCTAAGAATCTACTGTCTATATGTTTATATAAGTATTTTTTCAAGCAAGGTTTTTTTTCATAAACTCTGCTAGCTTGTTTCAACATACTATAACTCAATCTCAATCTTGTTGTTTCATCATAAGCACTATTAGTTGCAAACTCACTTAATTTATCCAGAAGGATGATACGTTGCTTTGGGTCTATATAATGCAAGTTTAACCCTAGGAAACCGTCTGAGTG